CATGAGAATTTTTGGTAAAAATGTAAATGATTATAAAAATAAACTAAGTTTTATATAAAACTTTAACCTTCTTTCTTCATATAATGTACTTAACTTATTAGAATGGAATTATTTGATGTAACAAAAAACTTTAATCGTTGGATTGCTATTAAATTTCCATGATATATAAAATAAAACATCATGGTTATATACAAAACAACTAATTTAATTAATAACAAATATTATATTGGAAAAGATGCAAAAAATAATCCTAAATATTTAGGATCAGGAAAAATATTAAAAAAGGCTATATTAAAATATGGTAAAAAAAATTTTGGAAAAGAAATTTTTTGTTATTGTAAATCATTAATTGAATTAAATAAAAAAGAAATAGAATATGTTACTCAAGAAATTGTAGATGATCCAAATTCATATAATTTAGCATTAGGTGGTCCTATAGGTGCAAATCTTGGAAAATATAAAAAAAAATCTGTGGTAAAAGGAATAGGATTTAAACAAATGTTTATAAACAAATATGGAAAAGATAAGGGGATAATAAAATATGAAAAATATAGGAAAAATAAATCTGAAAGTGTAAAAGGTAAAAAAAATGGAATGTTTGGAAGTAATAAAACAAAGGGTGAAAAAAACGGAATGTTTGGAAAAAAGGGAAAATTATGTCCATCTTTTGGGCGAATAATTACTGACGAACAAAGAAAAAATTATAAAAATGCTCAGATAAATAAAAAAACCACAGAAAAAACTAAGAAAAAAATGAGGTTATCTCATAAAAATAGAGATAGAGGATATGTTATTCAACAAATTGATAATAAAGGAAATATTTTAAATAAGTTCAAAACAATAAAAGAAGCTATTGATATACTAAAAATAAGTAGAAAAAAAGCATACGCAAATACATTTAACAATTTTAAATTTATAAAATTATGGGAAGAGAAAAAAGAACATGGGAAGATCCAGATGGTGTAGGTTCTCCAGGAAAAGACCCTAAACCTTTAAGTCCTGAAACAGATAAAGAAATATTTTATCCAGATAAAAAACCGGAAGATGAAAAACCGAATGAAAAAAAATGAAAAATCTTTTTGATTTAACAAAAATAATATTTGAAAACCCTAAAGAATGGAAAAATGTTACGATAGGAGAAAAAAGAAAATGGGCATTCATCATTAATAGACGATTTGCTATTCAATTTCCTATGCAAGCTAATGTATTACAACAATTAAAAATTAATCAGGCAGATGTTATAGATTTTTGGCAATATTTTATGAAAAAAAGATATAATAGAACTCCCGGTTGGATGTATACTAAGGGAATTAAAAAAACAAAACAAGAAAAGGAAAAGAAAATTAATATAAGTAGTGCACTTATTGATAAATATGTTAAAATGAATAAAATAGATAAAAAATCTATTTATGATGCTTTAGAACATTATCCAGATTTAATGAAAAAGGAACTTAAAGCTTTCGAAAAAATGATAAATTAAAAATTATGCAAAAAATATTTATAGTAAACCAAGAATTAATTTCAGATAGTGATAATGATGGAAATCATGAAATTGTTAATGATTTTATTAAAGATGGTGGTAAAATAATAAGTGTAACATCTCAAATTGTAGCTCGAGGTAATAATGGCGGTGAAAGAGGAAGATGGTTAGTAGCTGCAGATGATGGAAAAGGTATACAATTGTAAAAATGTTTCCAAGAGTTAAAGAAATTATACATGCATTTGAAAAAGGAGGATTAGAAAATGTTAAATTATATTTTAATCAAAAAGAAATGCAAATCGATCCTTCTACTTGGTGTGGAAATATTAAAAAATCCATAGATGATGGATATAGTTTAGCTGTAATAGCTGAAATAAAATTACTAAAAGAAAAATTTAATTTTTATAAAAATGTTTCAAAAGAAAAAAATAATAATACCAGAACCGGAACCGTTAACAAAAAATGATATAAAGAAGATTAAAGATAAATTAACTAAAGATGAGAAGTTAGAAAATCTTAATATAAAGGATTTAGAAATAAAAGATATTATTCCTCAATCATTTAACGGAACAATAATTACTATAATGGATGGATTACATTTATTATGGTTGGGAGAAAAAATGGATGAACCAAAATATAGAACTTTTTTAAGAAAATCTAAAGGTGGAATTTTTAACAAAGATGTACTAGCTTATAGGCGGGGTAATCCTCATGGAGATTATGTATTAATTGAAGGAAATGGAGAACGTAAAATTGTTCGTTTAATTGAGGATGAAGAGATACTTTCATTTAAATCTGTACATTTAATTCATGGTATAATAAAGGATAAACCATATATGCTGCTAAGGAATTTAGAATCAAAGGATAAATTAATTTTTGTTGGGAGATATATAGAAAAAGAAAATAGCGAACACGGAAGCAAAGTAGAAGAAATGATTGAAGCTCCTCAGGTGAAAGCGGAGGGAAAAGGTCATAATTCTATAACGTCAAGTGTATCACTGTTTGATGAATAATTGAAGGACTTGTAGCAGAGTCTTAACAAATTTGAGTCTTACGGCTCAAATTTTTTTTGTTATATTCAATTATTTTTTGTTAAACTAAATTATGATTTATGAAAAATGTAAAAAAAATGAATGTTTGTAATTTATTTAAAGATTTACTAAAAAAATCTAGATTGATTTTATTTCTTTTATTTTTATTTTTAAGTACAAAAAATATTTCTCCTAATTCGCCAGATGAATATGAAGAGATGGGTATATATTATTTAAAACATAAAAGAATTAGTGAATTAAACAATTTTAACGAGAAACTAAAAAAAGAAAGACCAGATTTATATGTGTTGGGAGTTAAAGAATCTTTTTCATGGGAAGAAGCTTTGTCAGAAAATATTGCACCAAATTATGCAGCATATAATGATTTTGGGTATATTGGAGCATGGCAAATTCATGTAAAATATTTACCTTCATTAGGAATACACGGGGTTACTTTAGAAGAATTTAAAGAAAATCCAGATGAAGTATTTCCTTTTGAAATTCAATTACAAGCTGTTGAAGCTTTAATTGAAAGAAATATAGATCATCTTGGATGGTATTTTGATTACTATCCCGGAAAAATATCTCGGGGAATTAAAATTACCGAAGAAGGAATGATTTATGCAGCTCACTTAGGTGGAGCTTACGGTTTAAAGAAATTTCTTAAATATGGTAAAAATCCTAAAGATTATTATGGAACAAGTATTAAAGATTATCTTAATTATAAATATACATTTTGGTATCAACTTTAATTAATATCAATATGAAAAAAGCGCGAGTATATATAAAATTTGAAGATGGATCTTCTCAATTTTCTATAGTTGGATTAGAAAATAATCTTTCTTTTGGAAAAAAAGAAATGGAAAAATGGATAAAAGAAGATAAAGAAAAAGATGGAAATAAAATAGTAGAAATTTCAGTGCTAAAATTTGATGATCCGTCAATAAACTTAAAAACTGTAAAACTAAAATAAAATGGCAACGTTAAAACAATTAAATGAAAAATTTGATAAAGTAGTATCTCATATTAAGAGAGAAGGAATAGATGATTTAATAAAATGGTTAAAAGAGGACACAGATTTTTTTAGTGCGCCAGCAAGCACAAGATTTCATGGGAATTATGATGGAGGGTTGTTAGAACATTCACTACATGTAGTAGAATTTGCTTTAACAACCTTCAATTATCTTATTAAATATAAACCTAATCTTGAAAATATCAAAGAATCTGTAATTATTGCAGCATTATTTCATGATGTTTGCAAAGTAAATCAATATGAATGGGGAGAAGAAAAATGGACTAAAATTCCAAATGGAAAAGGTGGAGAAAGATGGGGTTCATATAAAGGTTATAAATTTAATGATAAATTACCAATGGGACATGGAGAAAAATCCGTGTATTATGTTTCTAAATTTTTACAACTTACAACTTCAGAAATTTTAGCTATTCGTTGGCATATGGGTTATTCAGAACCTGGTACTTCAATAGATGGTTTAACTAAATATGCTTATCAACAAGCATCCGCAGATCCTCTTGTAAAAATTATTCATTCAGCAGATGTAATATCTGTATTAGCATCTGAATCCATAGATTATAAAGCTTTAGCGAAATAAAATGAATTGGCTAAATAAAAAAACTCCTAGTGAAATAAGAAAAAAACGTGAATCTGAATCTGCTTTAGATTATTTATTTGAATGTCTTTATGGTTTTTCCGATAAGAAAATTATATGGTTAGCAGAAAAAGCAAGTGATATTAGTAATTATAAAAAACAAAAGAAAAATGGCAACAATTGATGGAATGTTATTAGAATTGAATGATAGAATATTCAATGCTAATGTAGTAAAAGAAATGGTTATAACTAGATTATTATCTGATAGTTTAATAACTGAAAAACAAGCAAATAATTATAAAGAAAATTGGCAAATTATAATTTATAAAAATTCATGGTTTAAAAAATTAATGTCAAAAGATAAAAAAGCTTGGTATTATAAGTATGTTAATTTTTCTGATAAATCACAAGATTCAAAAAATATAACAATTTCTTAACACCAAAAATTTTTAAAAATCAAAAATTTTATTTATATTAGACTATAACTTTTAAATATGCCAAAACACACCGAAACAAATTTACATATTCAATTTAAAATGGAAACTGGTGATTATTTTAAATATATAGGAAATATCTATGGAAGTGATGATAATCATCCCGGGACCGGATATCATTCAACAAAAGGATATCGTCAAATTTATACAAAATGGTTAGAACAAAAACTTTTAGAATTATTAAATAAAAATACAAATTAAAAATTATAAACATGGAAACATTAAATATGATGTACATTATTTTCGCTATTATTGGAGTAGTACTTTTAGGAATTTCTATAATGGGGGGAGATGCCGATGGAGATTTAGATTTAGATGTTGGTGATCCTGATTTTGATATATCAGATGCTGAAGTATCAGTTGATTCACCAAGTGTTTTTTCAATTAGAACTTTAGCAACATTTCTTTTAGCATTTGGATTGGCTGGTATTGTTTGCATCCAAGGTGATAAAGGAATAGGTCTCCAACTAATTTGGGGATTTGCATCTGGATTATTTATATCTACCCTTTATTTTTTGGTAATGAAATTAATGTACAGCATGCAAGGAAGTTCAATGACAGATGCGAAATCTTTTATTGGAAGAGAAGCTGTTGTATCAATTCCAACTACAGAAAGTGGAGTTGGACAAGTAAGAGTAATGACTGGGAATGGGAATTTTGAATATACATGTAGAGAAAAAGATGGAAAAAAACTTGAACAAAATGAAGTAGTTAACGTTTTAAGTTCCGGTTCTGGTACTTTAGTCGTTGAAAAAATTGTAATTAATTAAACATACATATATATAAATTTTATTATTAATTTTTAACAAAAACAAAAAACAAATGGAATCAAATTTAGTTTTAGTAGGTTCGATCGTAATAGGTTCGATATTTGTGCTTCTTTCATTATGGGCATTTTTATCGAAAAATTATATTCGAATAGCGCCAAATACTGCTGCGGTAATTTTTGGACGAAAGAATAAATCGGCATCAGTTGATGCTGCAGGTGGCGTTGTAACAAAAGGTTACAGACTTATCACCGGTGGAGGTGTATTTAAAATCCCATTTTTTGAGGAAGTTCAATTTATGGATTTATCTAACAGAATGCTTTCAATTAAAGTTGAAAATGCTCCTAATAAAGACGGAGTAATGACAACTATTGAAGGTAACGCAAACGTTAAGTTTGCAAGTGATAAAGGATTATTGGAGATGGCAGTTGAACGTTTTCTTGGAAAATCTGAAAAAGAGGTTAATGATAATATTCATGAAAATCTTTCCGGTCACTTAAGAGCTGTTGTTGGTAAAATGACAATGGAAGAATTGATTAATGATAAAACCAAATTGAATCAATCAGTTTTGGAAGAAGCTAATGAGGATTTTATGAAAATGGGTATAAAAATCGATTTTATTAATATTCAAGATATTAGTGATAATGATGAATATATTATTAATCTTGGTAAAAGGAGAGCGGCGGAAATAAAGAGAGATGCAGAAATTGGTACTGCAAATGCTGGTCGTGATTCAGTTAAACAAACTTCTATTGCGGAACGTGAAGGAGTTGAGGTAGCTAACACAAATGCACTTAAAATTGCAGAATCTGATAGAGGTCGTGATGTTGTGAAAGCAAAAATGAAAGGACAAGTTGATAAGGAAAATGAGATTGCTAATCAAGCTGGTCCTTTATCTAATGCTGAAGCCCTTAAAGCGGTTGTTCAGGCGCAAGCTAATACTGCTGCAGCAAAGGAAGAAGCTGAAGTAAAAGTACAAGAAAAAAGAGCTTTGAAAGAAACTCAAAGATATAATGCCGAAAAAATTGTGCCGGCTGAAGCTGATAAAACAGCTCGTATTATTACTGCCCAAGGTACAAAACAATCACTTGTAATTAATGCTGAAGGTGAAAGAGATGCAGTTGCTACGAGAGCAAAAGGTGAAGCTGATGCAGTGTTATTGAAGAAAAAAGCTGAAGCTGAAGGTTCAGCTGCAATTATTAGAGAAGCTGGTCTTGCTGAGGCTGATGCTGTTGAAGCAAAATTATTGGCTGAAGCTAAAGGTATTCTTGAAAAGGCTAAAGCATATGAAAGATTAGATGAAACTGGTAAGTTTCTTGAAGTATTACAAGCTCTTCAAACTCTTGCTCCTAATGTTGTTAAGGAATTTGCAGGCGTTATGGGTGCAGCAACCGCTCACTTGGCTAAAGTTGATGACATCAGAATCATTGATTTTGGTGGAAACGGAAGTGGAAATGGTGATAGCAGCGTAAGTAAATTTGGACAAGCTCCAATTGAAATTCTTACTAAGTTCTTTGCCGGACTTCAAGGTACAGGATTTGATACTGAGAAACTTCAAAATTTTATTGGTGTAAAAACTAAAGAAGATGGATTTCCTCCAGTAGAAGAAACCAATAAAAAACCTACAACAGGTAAAACAGGTTCTAAAAAATAGAAATATTTTTTAATTATGTGTATGAAAAAAGCCCCTGAAATTCAGGGGCTTTTTTTTATGAATAAATAAAATAAAATCTATACCATTATGGATTATGAAACTTTTAAAAAATTAAAATTTAGATAAATTTAAAAAATGAGTGTTCCTGATACAAATAATTTTAGTTTACAGGATGTAGTTGATGAAATTACTCCGGTTGAATATACATTAGAAGGTTGTTTTGATATAGCTACAGATGGTTTTTTTGATTCAAATTATGGTGGGTCCGGATATACTGGAGGAGGAACTGGTATTGATAGGTTAAGTAATTTTAGAAATTATGGTACTTCTTTACGATGGATTAAACTTCTTCCTTATACTAATTATGAAAGTGGTTGGGTTGAAAAATATCGTAGTGAATTTGGGACTTCCGGAGTACAATGTTTTGATATTTGTAGAGAAGAAACTACTGGTGATTTTACTGATGAAGTAAATCATTATAAAGTAATGACTAAGGTTGATTTTCCTGTTGTTTTAACTTATCAAACAACATTACGTAGAACTTTTATGTCATTTGATTTAAGAGATTTTACAGAAACAGTTATTACCGGTAAATTTAAAGTTAGAAAAGTTTCTTATAGTAATAATAGTAACCATGGAGATGTAAATATACCTAAATTTGGAATTGCTGAATGGTATAATGATGTTGGGGTTACTCTTGAGGCTGATGATTTTGGTGATGCTCTTAATGCTTCTACTGAACTTTGGTATAGAGAATTAATGGGATATGGTACTACTGGTGAAGAAATAACTCAGGGAGATTTATCAATTGCGATTATTGTTCATGTAGCAAATCCAACACAGATTAGTAACTGGAATAATTATGAAACTGATAGAATAGCTCCTCTTTGTTTAATAGAAAATTTTGATTTTGCTAATGAAATGCATGCAGGATGGATGCATACTTATGAATTAGAATTTTGGAGAGATGGAACAGAAACAGGAGATTATGTATGGAAACCAGAACTATGGTTGCAATATTCTGGAGCTGAAATATTAATACCATCATTAAATCCTTGGGAACCAATAGCTGAACAGCTTACTGATGCAAATATACGTATTCTTGCAAATGAAAGTAATAGTTGGTCTGCTTCTGTTACTACTGGTGGAACATGGCTTAGTATTATTTCAGGTGCAACAGGAACAGGTACAGAATATATGAAATTGCGTGTTACTACAAATACAGGTATTCCAAGAGTAGGTTATGTTACTATTGAAAGTAATATAACAGATAAAGTAATTACAGTAAGTCAAGAAGGTATTCCATCATTATATACTAATCCTGATTTTTATGAAGCTCCTTATAATGATCAAAATAAACAATTTCAAGTTGTTGCTCATCCTGATGATAATGCTTGGACAGCTTCATTTGTAGATACTGGATTCGGTACTTCATGGATAAGTTTTGTAGGAGGATATACAGGTATAGGAGATGGTCTATTTACAATTAATATAGAAGATACTGCTGGATCGGTAAGAAGTTGTGAAATAAAAATTGTAAGTGATGCTGCTGATTTTACTATAGATGTAAGTCAAAATATTGGTTCAATATCAGGTAGTGGTTTATTTATATCTAATTTAGGACTTACTGATTCAACTTCAATAACTGTTATTCCAACTGATATGAATACAACAAGTACAAAAGAAGATACAGGTGACGGAACAACTTGGTTTAATATAACTGCTGGAGCTACTGGTTCTGGTAACTTTACACTTTCAATTGAAGTAAATGGTGTTCCACCTTTAGTAAATAAATCTGCTCAAATACGGATTACTGATGATGGTAGTGGAGTTGAAAAAGTAATTGCAGTAACATATATGCATGCTGATTAATTTTTATTTAAATAAAAAAATGATAACTAAATAATTAAAGAAATATGAAAATTAAAGAAAAATTAGTTTATGAATCATTAAATGAATTTGTTTCTAGAGATGAAGAAGCTTGGGCAGATACTCAGATTAATAGATGGGAAATGAAGAAAAAAGGTATTGATCCTTCTAAAAAATATGTTGAAGAAGTAACAGAACTTATTTTAAAAAATTTAGATAAAGAACTAATTGATTATTATAATCTTGAAAAAAATAAAATCCAAAAATTTATTGGAGATTTTGATATTCTAGAAACAAATGTTTTTGATTTTTATAAACAAAGTAAACCTACTGAAGTAGCTGCATATGAATTAAAATTATCTATGGAAAATTATTTTAGAGAAAAATGGGAAGGTTAATAATATGAATATAGTTTATGAATCATTAAATGAATTTGTTTCTAGAGATGAAGATCAATGGGCTGATAATCAAATTGATAAATGGAAAGAAATGGAGAAAACAGGTCTTAATCCACTAGAATTGTATGTTAAAACTGTTGTTAATATTATCTATAGCAACATTCCAGATAATGTATTACAGTACACCGGAACCGATAAATATATCATAGAAGACATTATAACTGCGTATGATGATTGGCAATTAATAGATATGAATATTTATGATTTTTGGGAAAACAAAAAATCTGAAGAAGAAGCAGCAGAAGAACTTGGAGAAGCATTACATCAATATATTGTTGGACAAACAGATACAATGTAAAAAAATTAAAAATAATTGCCCAAACATTTTTTTATGTCGATTTAATTTGTTATATTGTACTAAATATTTAAGATTATGAACAAAAAATATGTTGTTAAATATGAAATTTATTTAATAACCGGAGAAGTAATTAAAAATAAAGAAATTAAAATTGCTAATTGTTTATCAGATATTGAAGCTAAAATAAGATTGGAAAAATATTTGATGAAAAAGCATGAAAAATTTAAACAACTTGTAGTTCATAATTGTGTAGAAGATATTTTAGGCGGATTTGGTGATATTTTTGGTAAAAGTTCTGGAAAATTTAACGATATATTCGGTAAAACATTTGGAGGACTTTAAAAATATATTTTAGGAAAAAAGAATATTTTGAAATTAAATAAATAAAATAAAATAAATGCATCGACAAGTTTTTGTTTCTCAACCAGGAATGGGGCAAATGCCATCAAATATGACACCAGAATTAAGTCATAATTTAATGGTAATAGAAATTAGTAATAATTGGATATTAGCAAATGAACTTGTAGATAATGTACAAAAAGGAAAAATATCAGAGATAGATTTATTAGAAAAAGATTGGTTAGATTTTTTAAATAAAAATAGTATTAATATACAATCTTATAAAAATGGAGATGAATTTATAGATAAAAACTTAAAAACTTTTAGTTAATTAAAATGGAAAAAGAAATTAATTTTGTACCCGTAAGAAAAGTAATTAAAATTATAAATTCTTGCGAAACATATAAACAATTAGAAAGTTGTAAAAATTTAATTGAAAATTATGTTAAATTAATAAAAATTAAAGGAGTTGTTAATTCATATGATGTACGAAAAAGATTATTTCAAGAATATAATCAAAAGAAATTTCAATTAAAAATGATTAAATCATTTATTATAAGGTACAAAAAAGAATTTAAAAAGGAAAAAAATACAAAATTAGTTAAAGTAGCATAAAAAAAATGAAATTAATTAAGGAAAGTTTAATTGAAAATAAAGTTCAATCATGTAAAGATTGTAAATATAAAGGACAATATTATCCACATTTAGATGATTATCATCCTGAATTTCCTGTTAACAAAGGAGATAATAAATGGTTTCAATGTGATTATCCTTTACCGTGTTATGCAGATTCAAGAGCAATAATGGAACATTGGGGAGAAGGATGTAAAGTTTATGAAAAAGAATAAAAAATAATTGTTAAATAATTTTTTTGTCCCAATTTAATTGGTTATATTTAAATATAAATTAAAAAAATGCGTTAAATATTAAAACTTTTCTACTTTAGCTTAATATATAAATAAAGAATAAATAAAATGATGAACAATTTTACATATAACCTAGAAAGTTTACTCGAACAGCCGTGTTTTGAGCAGTTACCCGAGTATCCATTTAACAGCGAAGGAGGTAGTATAAAAATTTAATTTAATTATCATTATTATACAATTCAAACCCTCTTTGTTTAAACATGGAGGGTTTTTTATTTTTATATGGTGATGTGGCTGAGTGGTCAAAAGCATACGTTTGCAAAACGTAAAAATCGTGAGTTCGAATCTCACCTTCACCTCAATAAAGTTGTAGTAAGATAAGAGTTACGTTCATGAATATATAAAATAAAAATATTTATGAAAAAATATAATTATGTATATGTTACTACTAATTTAATAAATGGGGCACAATATGTTGGTGATCACTCTACAAATAATTTAAATGATGATTATTTAGGAAGTGGGAAATATTTATTTAGATCTATTAAAAAGTATAAAAAGAAAAATTTTAATAGAAAAATTTTAGAATTTTTTAATACTAAACAAGAAGCTTTTGATGCACAAGAAAAATGGATAAATGAATATAATACATTAAGTCCAAATGGATATAATATAAGTCCTAAAGGTGGACATAATACAAGAGGATGTTGGAGTGATGAATCAAAGAAAAAAATGGCTAATTTGAAAAAAGGAAAATTACATTCTAAAGAAACAAAAAAGAAAATAGGTGATGCATTAAGAGATAGAAAAATATCAGCAGAAACATTAAAAAAACGAAATGAAAGTAGTATAAGTGTTTCAAAAGGATCAAAAATATCTGAGGATATAAAGAAAAAAATTAGTATTAGTATGAAAGGGAAGAAAAAATCTGAAGAACACAAAAAAAGAATAAGTGAAGCAATGAAAAGTAAAAATAAAAAATAAATATTGCCCTGTAGCACAACCGGATAATGCACCAGGCTTTGATCCTGGAGATTCTGAGTTCGAACCTCAGTGGGGCCGCAATTAGTATTGCCCTCTGGTGTAATGGTAGCACACTAGAATTTGGCTCTAGGAGTTTGGGTTCAAATCCTTGGAGGGCAACAAATAAATGGTCTTTGACGTATTGT